CACTTGGGGTACCCCTTGGTGTTCGAGCAACACACACTGACGCAGTCATGTGACTGTGATCCGTTCTCTCTCGATGGATATGTCCAATGTCTTCGGTTCACTTTCGTCCTAGAAGGATCAATCTGGGCCACAGCGTTATTTATAACGCTGATGGCACTATCTTTAACCAGAAAGATCTTTTCCAGGATATTAGTGACCTTGGGACGAAGGTTTCACAAGGTAATCCAGGCCCGCCTTACAAGCAGGGCGGAGTCTTTCTTATGAAGAAAGTCTCCGTGGATGTCTATCCCTCTGGATTTTCGATATGTAACCCTAGCGGTGGAAGTCCTGGATCAAAATCCAAGAACTTCTACGCTGGTAGTTTCATACCTGCGATAAATTACGCGGCTTCTGACAGCTATGTCAGTACCGTGAATTTATCGCCTGAACAGCAAGGTTCAACTGGTTTTGCTAGGGCTCGCCCTGGCAATCCTACTGCCCATGCTGGTCAGTTTCTTGTGGAGCTTCGTGACCTCCCAAAGCTTCCTTTCGCTCAGCTTCAGCACTTTCGTGACCTTGGTCACGAGTATCTGAATATTGAGTTTGGTTGGAAGCCATTCGTCGATGACTTGAAGGATATGTATAATACTTATACTAACCTTCGTTCCCAACTTGAGAAGCTTGTTGCTAATCGCAACAAACCAATCAAGCGACGAGTATCTTTCGGCAAAACCGAATCTAGTTCTTCAACTACCACTACCACATCTTTCGGTAATGTGTATTTGAATCCTAGTATCGGTACTGTCTCTGGTACTTTTGGGAATAACAAAGTCGTCGATGTTGCAACACATCAGGACTACCAGTTTTCCGGTACTTTCAAGTACTGGATGCCGGATCTTGGTGAGGATCTTTGGACTAATAAAGCTACTTATGCTTTATTTGGCCTTAATCCTACTCCTAAGTTGTTGTGGGATGTCATTCCTTGGACATGGCTTATCGGCTGGTGTTCTAATGTAGGAGATGTTCTTTCCAACATTAGTTCCAACGCAGTCGATTCGCTTGTAGCTGATCACGCGTATGTAGTGGGTAAGCTCACTAGAGCTACTACTACCACAGTATCTCAACACGTTATTGGCTTAGACGGTTCGGTTATACCGATTGTCTGTTCCAGTGTGTTTACAGATACTGTTCTACATCGCGTCCCGGCTTCACCATATGGGTTCGGATTCTCCTCAACATCACTTGATGCTGGGAAGATCGCTATACTTTCAGCGTTGGGTTTATCCCGCCACTGGTAGTATAGTTTCGTGCCTCCTACCCTCAGGAATTCCTGCCTTGTTTACTGATCCACAAAGTGTCGTCGTGAATGCTGGGACGATTTCTCTCCCTCGTATCTCCAGTTCAGGGTCTTCTTCGACCTACAGAGCTGCAGACACGACTGAGTCGCTTATCATCAGTTCTACTGAAGCTAAGCGGAATCGTCGCACAGTTCGCCTCGATTTTAACAAAATCGCTGCGGATCCAATCACGGCCGTGAACGCAAAGCTCACTGGTTCTGTCTATCTCGTAGTGGATAGCCCTACCACTGGCTTTACGAACACTGAGTTGGGTTATCAGGTTGCTGCACTTGTGGCATACCTGACTTCCACCAACGTCACAAAGGTTCTCAACGGAGAGTCTTAACAGCCTCACCATTGGTTGCCTTATGGGGATCAAAAACTAAGGCTAGGGATTGCTGACCAACCCTTTGAGGATGGCAGCATGAAAAGCCTAACTTGGGTCCTGAGAACGGCGCTAGCAGATGCTAGCGCTAGGTGTGATGCTGACACCAGCCGCGACATCATTACGATGGAACGGCGTGTCAAAGACGAAGGTGAATCGTTCTTAACGATCACCCTACCAAACTTCTGCTCTGATTTCGAAAGAAGTTTAGAGACAGGTTTGGTGGTTCCCGGTTACTTTCTTGGTTTCAAGAAAGTAAAATCTCTCCCTGCGTTTATGCAGGGTTTGATGGAACTAGTCTTTGACAAGGTATCTGGCGAGTTGCTCCCCAAACCTTCATCCGAGGCAATTCTTTGCATAAGGCAAGTATGCCTCATGTTTAAGAAACTGCAAAAGCCTTGTTCACCCGAACGGGTGTCGAAGGCTTATGATAAGTTTGTGGAGTGTGAGTATGAAGTCAGAGTTGGAAACGAAACTGTCTCTACTCGAGACAGAAGCGATTTCAGAGCTCTCTCAAGTCTCCTTTGGACGAAAGTCCTCGGGAAGCTTGATGGCGACCTTGCTTGCTATAGCCTTATGCCTAGGCATGGGCCTGGCGCAACTGCCGAACGCATCTCTGGAAACCAGAAATACGTTCTGCACAATTGGCACGATCGCCTTGAGGTTACTTTCCCAATCGTTGAATATGGAATTCCTTCCTATTCAGCCCTTGGTGAAGTGAACTCAATTGACTTCATCGAACCTGGAGCAGAGTTACCCGTTCGGGTAATTACTGTTCCTAAGACGCTTAAAACGCCTCGCATCATTGCGATTGAGCCTGTTTGCATGCAGTTTGTGCAGCAGGCCGTTTCGCAGAAGATCATGTTTCTCTTAGAGAGCCATGGTCTTACGAAAGGTCACATTAACTTTTCTAACCAGAAAGTTAATCGTGATCTTGCCTTTCAGAGTTCAATCTCTGGTTGTTTTGCAACCCTAGATCTCTCTGAGGCTAGCGATCGCGTTTCTGCTCTACTTGTTTCCGACATGCTTGATTCCGTTCCTTTAGTCAGGGACGCTATCATGGCTTGTCGTAGCCGTACAGCAGCTGTTGAGGGCGAAATCCTGCCTCTCAACAAGTTCGCGTCGATGGGTTCAGCCCTTTGTTTTCCCGTTGAGTCAATGGTGTTCTTTACACTATTGATTTTCTCGGAAATCCGAAGGCTCAACTTGCCGATATCTATGAAGTCTATCGAGAATTCTCGAGCGACTTCATTCGTCTATGGGGATGACTTAATTGTCCCCTCAGACGCAGCGTCTCATACCTGTAGTATCCTTAAGGCTTTCGGCCTTAAGGTGAACACCAAAAAGTCTTTCTGGACTGGGAAGTTCAGAGAGTCTTGCGGGATGGACGCATATGACGGCATAGACGTAACTCCTGTCTATGTTCGAAATATGCTACCAACAGGTATGCACGATGTATCATTAGCTGTGTCCGCGGTTGCTGCTGCTAACCATTTCTATTCGAAAGGTTGGTGGCAGACTGCACAACTAATACGTGATTGGGTCGAAGATATCTTAGGCCCTCTCCCGTATGTAGCCGACACGGCATCATGCTTGGGCTGGCGATCCGTTCGATACGGACACTCGGTCCAAGGCTGGGATTCATACCTACATACGCCTTTGGTTAAGTCGTATGTACTGAAAACTCAGCAGCTCCAGGATCCCTTGGATGGGTATCCTGCTCTCATGAAGTTCTTCCTTCAGGGACCTATTCGGTCCATGGGGATGAACTTGGATACACGTGTAGATGCTTCCGGTCTAGCACTGAAGCGGAAGTGGGCCCGACCATATTGATCGGGGACTAGCGCAAGCTAGAGGAGGGTGCTGAGTAGCACA